TGTATTGGATAAAATCCGCTGATTCTAAATCGAGAATTTCCATACAAAGTTGAAGCTGTGGCATGTAATGTTCAGGTACCTCTCCAGGGATGATTGCCCTTTGGGGAGGACACTTGATCTCGACCAGTTTTCCAGATTCGGTTACACCGTCAGGACTTCCACCAAGCCAGCTTTCAACTGGGTGGGGACAGAGACCGAGTTCGTGTACAACCTCTCCATGTCGTTCTTCGTACAATATACGTGCTTCGTCCTCATAAAGCTCACCGTGTCGAGTAGCTGCGTTACCAGTGAACTTTTCACCAAGGCCACACTTCTTAAGAAGAAGACCTTCAGGTGTTTCGTATTTATTTTTACCTATCGCCGTAGCGGCATCTGAAGCAGTCAACATTTTGCCACGGAGAGCAAGCCACTCTTCCGACTTTTGTGCCGCATATTCTCGATCTAACGCGGCTTTAACATTCGGGTGCATGTTATATATTTAGTTTCTATACTTTTTAAGCTGTTCGAAGAATAACTTAGCTGCGTTTTGCTCAGCTTGCTTCTTACTTTTTGCTGCACCTCTACTCATAAATTGACCGTTTACATAGATATCAATGTAAAAAATCCCTTCGTGATGTCCAGACACACGGTACTCAGGAAGTTGCCAGTTATTGAGCTGACAATAGCGCATCAGATGATCTTTGAAATTGTCGTCAATCATAATCAGATTCAGATCAATGTATTTGGGGTCATTGTAAATTCTTAGAACAAACTCCTTTGCGTGGAGGAGTCCCAGATCCATGTAGAGAGCCCCGATGAGGGCTTCAAAAACATCTTCTAAAATCTTTGGGTTATTATTCCAACCGTTGCGCATACCCTTTTCGTCCATGACGACCATCTTCTCTAGACCAAGAATCTTGGCTATATTTGCCAGTGTTTCACCACGAACCAACTTCGTGCGAGCCTTCGTGAGAAAACCTTCTTGTTTACTTTCATATTGATCAAATAGGAATTTAGTGATAACGAAGCCTAGTACAGAGTCACCAATAAATTCTAAAGTTTCAAATGATTCGTTTAGTTGTTCATACTCCTTGAGAGCAGATTTATGTGTAAAAGCCTTTTGGTACAAATCAAGATTTTTGATCTTTGTACCAACAAGTTGTTCGATTTGAGGTTTAGTAACGAAAGTTACCATGATTTATTAGTATATGTTTTTATTTTTTAAGCCTTCTTAATGTAATGGGGGGAGAGGTACTTCTGGAGGTTAAGGTACGTCACAACAACATCCGCGGGGGGAGCGAGGAGATCGCGAAGCTTGTCGTCAAGGATGATTTGGCGACCGTTCTCGGGATGCTTAAGACCCTTCTCAATGATGTACGCGTTCACGAACTTGGTAACCTCAGAGCGAGAGATGAGTTCTTCGGCTGGAAGAGCTAGGAACTCACGCAACTTAGGTGTAATTTCCTGCTTTCGGTTGAAACCGTTGTTCGCGGCACGAGCCTTAGCCTTCTCACCAGTAGGATCATCCTGGACGCTCTTCACCTTGCGAACGAGCTTAACGAGAGACTTGACATCAGCGCGGAGAGCAGCAATTTCAGTTTGAATGGTTTCAAGAGACATTATATCTTATCTAGGTGGTTAATCTTTAAGTCAGAGAAGTAGTAGGAAAATACAACCCAAAATTACGGCTAAATACATTAAGACCTTTATCTCCATTTGATTGAGTCCCGTTCTAGATTTTTTGGTGTTTGGGCGTTTGATGATTCTGAATGGTTGCTTAGGTATCTTACCAGGACATCCACCAGCACAACAATCTTTTGGACATGGAATGACATGAGGTCCTTTTCGTACACCACAAAATTGTTCCTTCTTAGGATTTCTCACATCATCATAGGCGTAGCACCTACATTCTTCGATCACGTTGCAGACCATATTATTATATCCCAATATATTAATGGACGAGAAAAGTTACTCGAAGGGTACCATTGAAAAATATGTAAATGAAAATTTACTTTTCAAAGATGCAAAGTTGAAAAAATATTTCGACAGGAACGAACAGAGAGATCTGGGGAAATTCCGACAGCGTCTGCGTGACAAATTTTCTGATAAGAGTTTGGAGAAAATGGTTTACGTATTGGTAACAGACTCCATTCGAGACATAATTCTTGACACCATTGGAAATCTTACCCAAAGTCTCAAATCCTCTGGTGATCTCATTGTGAGTGGTGGTGAGGCGTTTAATTATTATGTAGATTTCAATGACCGTATAGTCACTACAGATATTGACGCGAAGTTTGTTCCTTTCATGAAAACAAATACCAAGTACTTTGGTAAACTTCAAGCTCTCAAACTACTCTTGTGGGATATGTTGGGTAAACACGCGAAAAATCTCAACGTACGAATCAAAAAGCGTATTATGTCATTCCAAGAAAAGCATAGTAAATTATTCAAGTTCATGGGTATTGGTTTTAGTAAAACAGGTCCATACGTAACTAGACGGTACACTTTGATTAAGAAGAAGAAGGGTGGATCTACAAATAAACCTTCCAAAAGTGATGTGTTTATAGATGTAGAGCTGTTCGCATTAGATTTGAATATACGTTTCTTTTCACCAGCGAATGGTAGAATTCAAGAACAGAATATAGGTGGTATTCTAGACATACCTTTCATGCGACCAAACGAGTTTGGGTACGAAGTTGCCCAGACTAAGCGTAAGGGTATTATTTACAGAGACGCACTCACAGGTAAGATGATCAATAACCAAAAGCTCTACATCGCTAGTAAAGAATTCCTGATTGAAGATATTTACTTGATGCAGAAGTTAAGATTGAGACCAGAAAAGAAGGGTAAAGATCGCCTTCGTCTGATCAGACTCGCTAGAATATTTGATAAGAGAGTTACTAGCGCAGATTCTATGGAGTCAGCATTCAAGAAGGTTCGTGGCAAGATAATATCCAAAACGACAACCTCCGTGGTAAAACATAGGAATGTGAATGTTCGAAAAGCGAAAAAGGTGGATCCCCGTAAGTACTCCAAATTCACTACGGAACCTTCAAAGGAGCGCTTATCTAAACAACTTGTTCATGGTCTAAAACCGGTAAACAATAAGATGAATGTGGAAGGTTTTGAGAAGACACATGGGAATCAACGTTTTAATTTGAAGAACCTAAAATGGAAAAACGTGAAAAATAACGCTTACGTTAAAAATGAATTCCCCCTAAGACCTACCCAGGCCAAGACCTTACCGAAAAATATCAACACATCCAAGACGTTGTATGGTTACAAAGCCAATCGTAATAACTGGGTGTCTAAAGATCTTCTGAACAACGCCGCCGCTATACCTTTTATTGGGTTAAAGAAGTGAAACATAATTATACCATAATGTTTTATAACGCTCCAGCCAAAGGCGAAGATGGCCTTTACTTTGTGAAGGCCTGTAACGATGAAAAGCGTAAATGCCTCGTTCAACTGAATGGTGTGACCGTATCCGAAGTCTCAGGCGAAATGATTTTTGACCTCAATTCTGACGTAAATACCAAAAAGGTGACCGACATCGAAAATATGAACCTTTCCGCCGCACACGAGAACTGCGTTGAATGGTTTGGTAAGCAACTTTCTGAGCGTGTTATCAACGGTGCCCACAGCAGCGTTATGAATGGTGGACAGATGACCGTAGACGTCATAACCGAACCACCCATTCGTGTTTTCAATGCCAACAAGGAACCGGTCGAGTTTGAGAATGTCCAGCCCGAAAAGACTTGTGATGTACTCGTTGAGTTCGCAGGTTTATGGTTCGCCAAAAAGGCTTTCGGTGGACATTGGAATGTTGTCCAGGTTCGCCTTCATGATGATCCAGTCAAGGATGAACCAGTAACAGATGTTTACCCAGACGAGTACGCATTTGTAGATGAACCCGAGCCCGAGCCCGAGCCCGAGCCCGAGCCCGAGCCTGAAATCGTCCCCGATTCGGAACCCGAAATTCCAGTGGAACCTCAGAAGGTAATCAAAGAACGAATTGATATTCTGACCAAATAAAAAAAATTTGTTAACTATATATAAACTATGATGAAGGGTCGCACTCAGCAAATTTTGATGCTTGCTGCCATCGCTGTTGTGATCTACCTCTTGTGTGTCATGAACAAGTCCTCTAACTATTCCATCACCGAGAAGGAGTACAGTGTGTTCGGCTCCACCGCCACCACTGGTCCTTCCACCGCCACTACCGGTATGCAGAAGGGTACTGGTCTTGCGTCCTCCCTTCTCCCCCGCGAGGTGGCCTCCAAGGAGGACTTTGGTCAGTTTGCCCCAGAAGATGTCCTCAAGGGTCAGAACTTCCTCGAGCCCCGTGCTCAGGTTGGCTACCCCGAAACCATCGGTGGTGCTCTCAGAAACGCTAACCAGCAGATCAGGGCTGATCCCCCCAACCCCAAGTCGCCTTTCGTCTGGAACAATTCTACTATTACTCCCGACACCATGCAGCGTGGTTTGTGCGCTTAAAGATTTGAAAAGAATAACATTTAAATGACCTCCGTACCAAACGAATTGAGTGTGACTGTGTCTAAGCTCGTAGAACTTACTAAGCAACTATCTGAAGCAAAATCTGATATCAAAGTCCTTAACCAGGAAGAGAAGCGGCTAAAGGAGAATGTTAAGAAACATATGGTAGATCAGGGTATTG